CTAGAGAATACTTTCAAAGGATCTGGTTGATCTTTCAAAATAGTTTGCAACATTGCATCATCGTCGGTCAAAGTAGACTCTTTAGTACGTGCACGAACGGTAGTTTTATTAAAACCGGTTCCGGTAGTATCAGCACCCACTGTAGTCAAATTCAAGTCACGACCTGAAACGATGTCGGTGTAATCCCCGATGTCCTCATCTTCTACCATAGAAAGCAATTCCATGTAGATCTCTTTACCGAAGCCCCAAAGCTTAACGCCTTCAGCTTCTTCACCTCTAACGATAACAGGTACGAATACTCGCATTTTAGGATCGAGTTTGCGAGCCAATCTCCAAGATTCTTTGTCTTTTGATTGACGTAGTTGTTTTGCAAATTCAACGATCGGATCAGTCTCACCCCAGTTAGTAGGAGAGATAATTGGGTTTTTGTCAATTCCGTAATGGAAGAATAGTTCCGAGAAAGGATTTGATTTGTTGTACGCAGAAGGTACAATACGAATTGTTTGCTTGCCCACGGCAGGTTTCCAGAAGACATTCTTACGTGCCTCTCCGGAAGGACGGCTTTGCTGAGTTTGCAAAGCGCTTAGCTTTGCTTTGATTGAATTGATATCCATAATTGTTTGTTATTAATATATGTAATTTATTTCTGAATTGCAACTTTGTTTATTGTTGCTCATTGTCGTATTTCTCAATTAGTGATTCTGCATTTTTTATAGCTATTTGGTAAGCAAAAATCCAAGTTTCTGAATAGCCATCATCAATACCTTGCTGTAATTGTTCTTTGAGCCATTCTAAATGCTGGCTTAGTGCGTTTGTTTGTTTATTGTTGCTCATTTTATACCTCCTTGTATTTTATCACGCATCCATTTTGCGCCATCTAAATGGGATACATGATAAGGGTCAAATTCATCAAACTCCATATCATCCAACTCCATTATTTTTTTTATTCCTTCATCACTTGGTAGTTCGATGGGGGGATAATTTTTTATTAGTTCGTCTACATCGTCTTGTCTTCCTATAAACCCATCAATTTTACCAAGGTGATAAAAAATTTTCAAGTGTTCTTCCGTGTATAGTTTCATACTTTGTTTATTGTTGCTCATTGTTTTTTGTTATTATTGGGTGTATGCGTTGTGTTTTACCGCATCTAATACAACGGGGTAAAGTTGCTCCTTTACTTGCGTCTGATACAAATTCAGTACATAAGAACGTTGTGTGTGTTGTGTTTGCTGTTCCTTTTTTAAACTCATTATTGGCATTTTCCATAACTTCAATTTTGTTCTTTATCGTATCAGTCATATAATCCAATGCCCTTTTATAGCCTTCTTTGTAACCATCAGCGTAACTTGCTTTTATCTCCTCCTTGTGCATTGCTTTGGCTTGTTCAATATGATAATATTGCTCTGCGCTTAATGCTTTTGCAAATAATTGTTCAACTAAATACTCCACTGACATTTGTTTATTATTGCTCATTGTTACCTCCGAATGTTTCGTTGTAGTATTGTTCAAATCCTTTACCTCCCTCTTCCATACTATCTTGACCCGCCTTAAATATCTCAAACGCTTTTACCTTTTCCATTTCTTTGGCTTTGTCAAATAAATAATGTAATTCTATTGCTTTATCAGTTGAAATACCTTTACCAATTTCTAAATCGATTAACCCCATAAGGAAAAAACTCAATGCCGTTTGTTGTTTGTTGTTTGTCATAACGCTTCTATTAGTTTAAGTAAAAGATAAAAAGACATCCATCCCGCAAAAAACCCTTTCCAAAATGATTTTATTTGTTGTTTATTGTTGCTCATGGTCATCATATTCTTCATTGTTTAACGCATATATTATTTCATCTATTTCTTCTATTATCCAATTGTATTGCCAAGGATTGCTGTCTAATTGCTCTTTTAATCGCAATAGTTTCACTGCCGTTTGTTGTGTTTTATTTGTCATCATAAGTAGTGTTGTTTTCAAATGTATTTCAGTGTCCATTTGTTTTTGGCACAGTTCAATGATAGAATCAACTGCGGTTGGTTGTTTATTATTTCTCATTGTTACCTCCTTGTATTTTACTAAAATGTTCTATAAATGCTTTTAATATTTTTGGTAAATCAATCTCATAAAGCATTGTATATTCTTGCTCACCTTGTTCTTTCTGAAATTTTTGTGTTTGCCACCATTCCCAAATATCCTCATCACTTGGTAGTTCGATGGGGATTAATTGATTTAAAATACCACATTCTTCTAATGTTATTAGATAATTATATTTGTCTGCCATTTGAATAGCCATCTTTACTTGTTCTTCTGTGTATAGTTTCATACTTTGTTTATTTTTGCTCATATTAGCTTCCAAATGTTGGTCTGCTGATATCCATCCATACACTACACACAATAAGGTTCAGTCCAATCATGTAGACTCTAACATGATTATTCTTATTAAACACTTCTTTAGGAGTACCTTTTCTTTTACCTACTGCTTCATATGTTTTTACCCACACACCTAATTTTAATGTGCTTTTCAGCTGACGTAGTTCGTAGTCGGTGTAGTCTCCTTCTTCCCATCTGTGACGAAGTACAAAGTTAACTGTAAACCATTTGTTTCTGATCTTACTTATCATTGTTTATTTTTTAAATACCTCTATTAATTCATCAAATGATACACCGCCATTACCCTCTTTTATTTTATATAATTCAGCTTGTACCTCATCATAAAAATTAATTCTACTCATAATCCTAGGATCATTTGATTCTACTGATATGAATTCTAATGTTAAAATAAGTCGTTTAAGGCTTACTAAAGCACATTCAATCGCTTCTTTGTAACGTGATTCACAGCTATTAATACCACTATTCAATGAACCATTGTTCGGTAACATGAAATAGTAATCATGTATAAGCTCTAATGCTGCTTTTTGGTGTGGACTCATTATTTCTTTAATTTATCGTTTATAGCACCTAGGTAAAGTATCACTACTATTAATAAAAATATAACCATATTACTTCAATTTAACTAATTCACTGATTAACGTTGCAACATCATCTGTTGTCTGATAAGACATAACATCGCTTTCACCATTAGGATAAACGGTCCAATGACCATCGTTCCAAGTCATCCAATCACCATTGCCGTTCCAGGCCGCTACTTCGGCGGTTGTTTTACCTTCATCACAGTAATTACCTTTGCTAAATTGAACACTAATAGTACATCCGTTAGCGAAGTCCATTTGAAAGCCGTGATGCCATTCGTTGTTTTCTGCTCTAAATTTCATAACTTTTATTTATACTAATATACGAAGATTACCTCAGAGAGGCAACTTAAAGTTCTACTATGTCGTAGATCTTTGTTCTAAGGAGTTTTAGATCTCCTTGCTGAGTCAGCATAATTGTATTCTTATAGTGCTGCCAGTTAATTCTGAAGTTCGTATCAACAATACCGTCATTCAGGCTTTTGATCAATTCGTTCAATGCATTAATCGTATAAAGAGAATTTGTCTCCTTTTTCCTGTGCACCAGGATTGTATTCTCTGGAATGTTATTGATGTTGGGTTGATCTACATTATAAGTACAAACGTACTCATCATTGCTTTTAATATGCAATATAAAAATTTTATTATATAAAATAGTATATTCGCTGGTGATGCCTTTTACAAAGGAATCCACTTCATTTAGTGGTACGAATGTACAAAATAACTTATTATTCACGTCTCCGGTATTGATAGTTTCTCTATCATAAATATCAAAGGGGCTGTAAAGTGTCGTAGTTTGGTCCATAACTTGTTTTTATCTTTAGTTTCTTGTCGTTAAATACTGTTAATATTGCTCTTATCTTATCTTTATCCTGTTTACTAATATCCAACAAGAAAGCATCATATGTATACAATACTAATTTTGTCTCACTGTTATTAATAATATAAAGGATTTCCTTTAGAATTGCAACGTTATTATAAGTTTCCCAATGTTGAATAGTATAATTAAACAACTTTTGAGGATTCATGTTAGTTAAGTCATCTTTCTTAAATACTTTCCCGGTCTCCTGAACTACATACTTACCCGTCTTGGAGAATGTATTCCAGATCTTCTCAATAAGCTTCTGAGTTAACTGAAAGAATTCAAAGTCTTTGTATTGATCGAAGATATGCCCGTATAACTGCTTAAACACCAATCCTTTTGCTTCTGTTCGGTCCATTCCGTACTTCAATGCAAAATCTTCGTAGATATCCCCGGTCGGTGATTCGTATCCAACCATCTGTCCAATCAGCGTAGGATGGTAGGCAGTCAAGTCAATCTCCAATAAAAAGTCGTTTCTCGGTATAAAAACCGATCTAGAACCGTTTTCTTTAGGTAAAGCTGCAAAGTTTAAGCTATTAAACGTATTAGAAGGTCGGCCGGTTGTTGTATTGAGGTTGTATTGGGTAAAAGTATAAGAGTTATAGCGTGATAGAAAGGGTCTCTTTAACTCAAAGTATCTTTCAAAGGCACTATTAACCTTCAAACCGTTTCTTTCTATAAACCAAAATACGTTACAAAGATCATCGTGATAATCATTCGGAGTATACTTCTTAATTGCTGAAGCATATTCTTCGAAGATTATTTCACACTGCTCAAAATGCTTTACTATCGGAATGATTGAATTTAGATCCTCTGCCTCGTAATACTTCTGAGAGAAGAAGTTATAAGCGTAGGTCTGCTTTCTTACTTCCTTATACTCTGATAAGTTCAGATCAAGAGTATTTGTTCCGAAATACGTGTAATTAAATGCCTTTTTATCCGGAGTATAGATTTTCTTAAACGTTCTAAGGTATTCCTTAACCTGTAGAGGATCAAACTGTAATGCTTCCGGGTGGAAGAAGTTAATTAAGAATCCTTTGGGTTGGGTAATGTCTCTTAGATAAAGAGATAACGGAGCATAAATGCCTGGGTGCATCTCTGGATGCTTTCGG